GGTGTTTCTGTTATTAGGGGGCGTTCTGTAAAGCCCCCTGTTTTTTATGATAATTTGTTTTCTATTGACAATCCTGGGGAATTTGTCAAAATGAAAACGTCGCGCATTAAGCGCGTTGAGGGGTCTACCGAATACAGTCCTTTTCGTTTGGCTGTTCGGGAAGAGGTTAAGATGCGTTGTTTACAACAATTAATAAGGGGGTACGAAAATGGTTCTCAAAGTGTTTAGTATTTTCGATGTAAAGTCCTGTATTTTTTCTCAACCGTTTTTCTCGTCTCATTCTGGTACTGCTCTTCGTTCCTTTTCTGATTTGGTTCAAGATAAATCTTCTTCTGTTGCTCGTCATCCCGAGGATTATAAACTATATTGTTTGGCTGATTACGACGATTGCTCCGGTGCGTTTGTTTCTAAACCGCAGCCGGAGTTTTTGGCTAATGCTTCCGATTTCGTTTCTGGTTCTGTTTAATTTTTTTTTCTATTCTAATGTTATGTGAGGTGTTTTATGTCTAAATGTTCTGTTATTTCTGTTCCTGTTGTTTCTCCTGTTCGTCGTGTTCCTCGTGTTTCTATTGTTTTTGATGTTACTAATCCTCGTTCTCGTTCTCGTACTCATCAGAGTTTTGCGAAAGATGCCGACATTAATAATGTCATGGCTAAATTTCGCTTGACTGGTGTTCTGGGGGACCCCAATCTCTCTTCTGCGCGTAGGGCGCAATTTGGGGATTTTTCTGATATTACCGATTATCCGACTATGGTTAATCGTATTAAGCAAGCACAGGCAGATTTTCTTACTCTGCCTTCTGAAGTGCGCGCTAAGTTTGATAATTTGGTGGAGAATTGTATTGAGTTTATTTCTGACCCCAAGAATGCCGATGAGGCTGTTACCTTGGGTCTACTTCCACCTACGGCTGCTATTGTTACAAAGGCCGTTTTAGATGGGGCGCCGAAGCCGAAGGCGAAGGAGCCTACGCCGGTTACACCGGCGAGTTAAGTCAGACATGTGTTCCTCCTTGTTATAACATGTCTGACTGACACCAAGTGCGTTATATAGATAAGTATTATATATGGCCTACATTCCCGAAAACTATAGCGATTATAAGGTCGTTCTGAATATCAAGGTTCATAAGGGCTGGAAATTTGAGCCCGAGGACTTGATGGAATATGTTAAACATCGTTTGAATTTTAAAGAGCTTATGATTTTAGAGCGTGTTTTGTGGGTTGGAAACATTGATTTGACCAAGGAAAAGGAAGGTGTTGTATGAAGCTGAACTCTGTGATGAAGCATGATTTTTCGCGTATTCCGCAGGCGGAAATACCGCGTTCTGTTTTTAACCGTTCCTGTGGGTATAAGACCACTTTTAATAGTGGCTACCTCATTCCTTGGTTCTGTGATGAGGCTTTGCCCGGGGATACCTTTAATTTAAGGGCTACTCTTTTCGCTCGTTTGGCTACTCCGATTTTTCCTTTAATGGACAATATGGTTATGGACGTTCATTACTGGGCTGTCCCTATTCGTCTTATTTGGGATAATTTTACGAAGTTTATGGGTGAGCAAGAAAATCCCGAGGCTCCTACCGATTATTTGGTTCCTCAAATTGTTTCCCCCGCTTCTGGTGGTTGGACCACTGGTTCAATTTCTGACTATCTTGGCCTTCCACTTGGTGTTCCTAATCTTTCTACTTCTGCTCTTTTTCATCGTTCATATAATTTAATTTATAATGATTGGTATCGCTCTACCTTTATCCAAGATAAGGTTCCGCTTGATAAAAGCGATAGCGTTGACCCTGCCGGCGATTATACTTTGCTTCGTCGTGGTAAGCGTCATGACTATTTTACGTCTGGCCTTCCATTTCCGCAGGCTGGTCCGGCTGTCACCTTGCCTTTGGGGGACATGGCCCCTATTACTACGACTTCGCTTAATCAGCAAGTCGTTACCGTTAAGGCTCCAAATATTGGTACTGGCGATTATCGTTTAGTTACTTCTACGGCTCATGCTGAAATGGACCCGACGGCGCAGACTGGTAGCGTTCACGGTCCGTTGATGGCTGACTTGAGCGAGGCTACTGCCTCCACTATAAACGCTCTTCGTCAAGCGTTCCAGTTGCAGCGTCTTTACGAGCGTGATGCACGTGGCGGAAACAGGTATACTGAAATCGTACGTGCGCATTTCGGGGTTGTTTCGCCCGATAGCAGATTGCAGCGTCCCGAGTATCTCGGTGGCACTACTGCCAATGTTGCTTTTACTGCCGTTCCGCAGACCTCTGGTACTGCTTCGGCTGCAGGATATACGCCTACTCCTCAAGGCAATTTGTCCGCTTATGCGACTATTACTTGTCAAGGCGCAGGTTTTTCGAAGTCTTTTACCGAGCACACAATTATTTTGGGTATTCTCTCGGTCCGCGCCGACTTGACCTATCAGCAGAATGTTCCGCGGATGTTTTCGCGTAAGACGCGTTGGGATTTTTACTGGCCTGCTCTTTCGCATTTGGGCGAACAGGCTATACTTTCGAAGGAAATTTTCTGCGATGGCACTGCTGCCGATGATGATGTTTTTGCTTATCAAGAGCGTTGGGCGGAGTACCGCTACGGCTTGAGCAAAATTACCGGCAAGCTGCGTTCTTCGGACCCTCAGTCCCTGGATGTTTGGCATTTGTCGCAGGATTTCTCTACTCGTCCTACTCTTTCTCCGACGTTTATCGAGGAAAATCCGCCGGTTTCGCGTGTTATTGCAATTAATACCGAGCCGGAGTTTATTCTCGATGCTTATGTTGATTGCAAATGTGCGCGTCCAATGCCTGTATATAGTGTTCCTGGGCTTATTGACCACTTCTAATTGTGGTTGTATTTCTAACTTGCCCGGGATTATTGTTGTCATTGTGAGGTAACTATGCCTTTTCCGTTTATGGCTGCTGCTGTTCTTGGCGCGTCTGCTCTTGGTGCTTGGTCCGCCAAGTCTGCCCAAGACGACGCTAATCGCACTAATGTTAATTTGCAGCGTGAAAATCAAAGCTGGGAAGAAGAGCTCGCTAACACCGCGCACCAGCGCGAAGTTACTGATTTAAGGGCTGCTGGTCTTAATCCTGTTCTATCTTCCAAGTTGGGCGGTTCTGCTACTCCTGTTGTTGCTCCTGCTCGTGTTGAAAGCCTTGCGCCTATTTATCAGAATACGGCGAAAGAGCTTTCGGGTAATGCGATGAATTTGGCGAATTTAAGAGCTGATTTAGAAGTTAAGCGTAGTCAAGCTGCAGCGAATAGCGCGCAAGCTGTCCAATCTGAAGCTATCGCTAATCTTAATAATACTTCGGCTCGTGGTGTTGCTTACGATAATGAGCGCAAGCGGACTGCTCTTCCTGCCGATATTGCCTATAATGCTAATCGGCGATATGAGGAAGAAAGTCGTAAGCGTCGTTGGCCTTGGATTAAGTCTACTGGAACGGCGATTAAGGACACCGCCGAAACTACTACTGGATGGCTCCGTCCTGCCATTCAAGCCTTCAAATGAGGTGTTTACATGGGTTACCGTTCAAAGATGTCTAGAAAGAGTTCTAGGCGCAGTTTCTCGCGTAGTTCTGGTGTTGCTAGTCCGAATTTGGGCACTTCTCCGATGCGCGGGGGCTACCGCTTCTAATTATGCCTTGTTACAAGCCTCTTGTCGCTTATTATGGTCGGACTATTTCCAAGACCGGCAAGCGCCCGATGGTTTTTTCTTTGGACAAGGCGCTGGTCCCTGTTCCTGTTTCGTTGCCTTGTGGTCAATGTTGCGGTTGTCGTTTGGACCGTTCGATGGCCTGGGCTTTAAGGTGTGTTAATGAAGCCTCATTATATTCTGATAATTCTTTTATTACTCTCACTTTTTCTGATGACAATCTTAAAAAGTCGTTAGATGGTCGTGATTTTCAGTTGTTCATGAAGCGTCTACGCAAGTTTGTACAGACTTGCGTTTTTGACCCGGGTTCTCGTCAATACTTCTCCGTACCCCGGAAATATTGGCTCAAGGGGGCCCGGGTTCGTTTTTTTCATTGTGGGGAGTATGGGGAGAAATTTTCTCGCCCTCATCATCATGCTATTATATTCGGTTATGATTTCGAAGATAAGAAACTCGTTGCGCAATCGCCTCGCGGTTCTCGTTATTCGTCTGAAGTACTCAAAGACCTTTGGGGCAAAGGTCATGTTGAGGTTGGAGATGTTTCTCTTGCGTCCTGTGCTTATGTTGCTCGATATGTTCTCAAGAAGTGGAACAAGCAAGATTTGAAGGGTTCCGATTTGCATGAGGCTATGTGTGAATTTTCCCAAGCGAAGCGTCTTTATAAAAAGGGGGAGAACTCTTCTACCGACGCAAGAAATTCTTTTTATGATGGACGAGTGCCCGAGTTCCTTACT